ATGATATTAAGGATAACCTCTATGGGCGTAAGGGATCAATGCACAAAGGATTTGATCACGATAGGTTTGCTGCTGACTGCTCTGCTTGTAGTCTTGATCAGTTGATTAGTTATAACTCCGATCAGTTGGTAAAGGACAGATTCAAAGACTGGAGTGCTGCTGAGTTCGATCTCACCTACACAATGCGTTCTGTGGGCGAATACATGCGAGAGCAAAAGAAACGTAAAGAACTACTACTTTTTAATTATGGAATTGAAGGATTGGTTGAACAGCATCAATCAGACGAAACAGAATCTGATTGAAGAAGATCCTTCGCTTGAGAAGGAATACCCTCCCTACATTATTAATCGTTGCTTCTCTGGGCACCTAGATGCGATTATGTTTGCGAATGAAATGAACCAATATCATTTCCTTCCTAAAAAACTGCAATATGATTTTTATCTAAATAGTCTGAGGAAAAAGAAGAGATTTTCTCCCTGGCTCCGACAAGATAAAGTCAAAGATCTTGATTATGTCAAACAATATTATGGTTATAGTAATGAAAAGGCAAAACAAGCTTTGAAGATTCTTACAGAAGAACAACTTAATTTTATTAAATCGAAATTTGAAACTGGAGGAAAAAAATGAGCGTTGTTAAAGAACCTGAAGTGAAGTGGTCGCCCGAACAAATGGTGGAAGTGGTTCTCAGCGAACCCGATGACTTTTTGAAAGTGCGCGAAACTTTGACTCGTATTGGAGTCGCATCACGAAAGGAAAAGAAAATCTATCAGTCTTGCCACATTCTTCACAAACAAGGTAGATACTTCCTTGTTCATTTTAAGGAACTGTTTGCCCTTGACGGCAAACATGCAAATCTAACTGTGAATGATGTCCAGCGTCGCAATCGTATCGCCCAACTCCTTGCTGACTGGGGTTTGATTGAGATTGTTGATGTAACCAAGATTCAAGACATTGCACCACTTAACCAAATCAAAGTCCTTGCCTATAAGGACAAGGGTGATTGGATTCTGGAAACCAAATACAACATTGGTTCCAAGAAGAAGCGTGTAGAAGAAACCGAATAAAACTGGGGGCTTGACGCCCCCTTTTTTATGCTATATAATAGGAAAAACTCGCACCGCACTGCACCGCGAGGTTCAACAAAAGCAAAATTGCGAACGTTTCTTATGACTTACGAAATGCCACACATCGAAGGTCCTCATCGTATTCCTGGGTTTAATAGAGTTGGTGAGATCAACCTGGAAGATTACGTAACAAAGAAGGTGTTACCACCTAAAATCCGTGCTGGAAAATTCTCCCACATTGGAGTTCTTGACCTTAGCACTGTGGACGAAAATGACCCTATATGGGAAAACGTTGGTATCCGAGAAGAGGGAAATACTGAAGATCGTATTGAAACCTTTGAAAATGCCTATGAGGTAGAGGGTTTCAAGACTGATGTTGTTCCTCCCATGATGGGAACTGATGGTAAACCACGAGACGGTCGTGGACGAATCATTTCTGCAAAGCGTCGTGATGAAAAGTTTATTCCTGTTTTCTGGTATGTTATTGAGGACGACTCTGAAAAGAGTCGTGTAACTGATGGACTAGAGAATAATCTACGGCACCCCGCATCTTTTGCGGCGACGATGGAGTCGGTTGTTATTGGTTGCCTTTATCTCATTAAGTGCAATGAACTTCCTCTCAACGAAGTTACTATTCGGGATTATCTTCATGATGAACTGAATATCGGACAGCGTTTTGCCGCGCACAATATTACTAAGATTGTTCAGTCGATTCTAAAGCGTGGTGTTGCTGGTGGTGATCCTTTAGTTAAAGTTAAGGATCGTAAGAAGTGGGAAGCGTATTGTGAGAAAGCAGGTAAGAAAGTCGATAACAAAAATGTGTTCTTGCTCTCTGCCGACAGTGATACCTATGCATTCCGTGCATGGTGTCAGCATATTCTTCCTGCTATTGTGAAGAACGATTCTCCTATTGAGATCATTCTTTTCACGAACAATCACATTCCTTCAGAAGCACGTAAGAACATCAAGAAGTTCCAAACTAACCTGGAATATTTCTTGGACGCATCTTACCTAATGGTTGAGAAGGATTATGCTCCTGGTTGGTTGATGGGGGAATTGAAACTTCCTGTCAAGTCATTTCCTTATAAGATTTTGGGTTGTTTGCCTCAAGTCGTTGGTAAGCATGAATCTTATGAGAGAGGACATCGTTTTGTCCCGATTGAAAATTATTGATAACCGAATAAAAAGATACGGGGGTCCACACCCCCTTTTTTATTGCTTGTGATAATATATACTATGGATGCCGAAAGGGTCCACACAACACAAACTCGCTTTTAAAGGAGCTACAATAATGAACAACCTTACCAGGTATACTGCTGCGGATCTTAATACCCTGATGGATAAGATTACCCGCAACAGCATTGGTATGGACGAATATTTCGATCGTCTGTTTAATCTTCACGAAACTACAAAGAATTATCCGCCTTATAATCTCATACAAATAAATAATGTGGAATCCCATTTAGAGATTGCATTAGCAGGATTCAAGAAAGGAGAGGTCAATGTCTTCACGGAGTATGGAAAACTTTTTGTCGAAGGGCAACGGGAGGACACCGAATCCGAGAAGACGTTTATCCACAAGGGACTGGCTCAAAGAAGTTTTCAACGAGCGTGGACTTTATCCGACGACACAGAAGTACGGGAAGTCACCTTCGAAGACGGACTCCTCAGAATCGTCCTCGGAAAAATAGTTCCAGAGCATCATGCCCGTAAGGATTATCTCTAAATAATAAAGAATATCGTCGGCGCAGACGGGGAGGTAACTGGCACAAACCAGTTGACACCTCCCTTTTCTATTGGTAGAATGGGTAAAGGAAAAACCTAATTATGTCTATCAAAGTTGCACTGTTAAAATCGGGAGAGTCTGTAATTGCAGATGTTAAAGAGTTAGTATCAGAAGATAAGGTGTGTGGATATTTGTTCAGAAATCCATATACTCTACAATTTTCTGCTGGACAAGTCTTTTTGTCTGAAGATGTAAATGTGTCTTCTGATAATGAGAATGAGGTAAATATTAATTTTTCACCTTGGATTCCTTTTACTAGCGATAAGGAAATTCCAGTTAGACCAGATTGGTTAGTTTCTATTGTCAATCCCCTAGGGGAAATTAAAAAACTATATGAGGAGATGGTAAATGGACAGAACAGTGAAGTGTCTTCTGTTGAAGACTAATCAGGTAATTGTTTCGGAGATTGTTGAGGTTGGTTCTGATTTGGGGGAACCTGATTGTAAACTAATCAATCCATTTCTACTTGAAAATCAAGAACTAACTACGTGGTTAGATTTTACGAATCAAAATGAACTTATGATTCATTCTGACTCTATAATGACTATTGCAGATCCTAAAGAGGAACTACTTGCAAAATATTTTGAGATGATTGCCTAATGCGCTTTTATACAAACGTTCAGATGGTTGGTGATCACTTTCTAGTTCGTGGTTATGAAAATGGAAAACATTTCATGACTCGTGAGAAGTTTAATCCAACTCTTTTTGTTCCCTCCAATAAGAAAACCAAATATCAAACTCTTAATGGAGAATATGTCGAAGCAGTTCAACCTGGTTCAGTTCGTGACTGTCGTGAGTTTATTAAAAAGTATGATGGCGTAGAAAACTTTAAAATCCACGGAAACACTGGATACATCTACCAATACATCTCTGAAATGTATAAGGAAGATGAAATCAAGTTTGATACATCTAAAGTTAAGATTGCAACTCTTGATATTGAGGTTGCGTCTGAGAATGGGTTCCCTGATGTAGAATCTGCCGCTGAGGAAGTTCTACTCATCACCATTCAGGATTATGCAACAAAGCAGATTCGCACCTGGGGACAAGGACCTTTCAATAACAAACAGGAAAATGTTATCTACAAGTCATTCTCAAACGAGTATGATTTGTTGAATGCCTTCATCAACTGGTGGATGATTGAGGAGAACACTCCAGAGGTTGTCACTGGTTGGAACAGCGAACTGTATGATATTCCGTATCTTGTTCGAAGAATTGATAGAGTTCTGGGTGAGAAGTTGATGAAA